TTACTTTTTTAATCCAAACAGTTCTCGAAGTTCTTCTTTCTCTTCTTCGCTCCGTTCATTTTTTTTCATTTTTAAATCCACTAAGGACTTATTGTCTCTGTAAAATTCTTGTTCCCACTTTTCTAATTTTTTTCCTTTAATCTTTTTATTTCTTATGTTAATAACTTGGGAATATAATCCTTCTCCTATTTCCATGTATAGGCTCATAAATGTCCACCAATGCAAGTAGGGTATACTTCTGATCTCTCTTCCAGCAACCTTGTTAATTGCAGGAATTAATATAGGAGCGTCTTGATTCCAATCCATTAACTTATGTGCTTTTCTCTTCTTAGAATCTTCAAAACTATAATCTATAAATTCGATAGCTTTGTCACACGCTTCTCTTAAACAATCAATATGAATTTTATCCTTATAAAATATTTTAAGCATAATCATAGTCTTTTCTTGGTCATTAAACTGAGAATCGTTATATGCCGACAATATATCTAATATAGCTCTGAAATCACTCCTTATTGCACATTCTTGTCCGTTTATACAAATAGATTGTGGTAAGGACCATACATCAATCATCAGAATATTTCCTTGTATATTTTTCCATTGCTTCTTTTACTTTTTTAGAGCGCGCATTTACTTCGGTCCTAATAAACTCATAAATAATATCAAATATGTACACTGCATACAAAATGCCTTCGTCTGTTATTGCAAGTGGTGAATTGTACCTGAAAAATGTATCACCTGCACTTTCGCCCAAAAGAAACTGCATTTGTTTTCTGATTTCCAGATTTACTTTTTCTAGCTCATTAATATCTCCTTTGTTACTTATAGAGTTGGTTAGTTCATTAAGTTTATCCTGAACTACATTACATCTTCTTATAATGTCAGGGTCTGCAGGATTGAAATAAAAGTAACCCATGATATCACCATTATTGTCTTTAACTTCTATTTTTTCCCCTATATTTGCTGTAATACTTTTCATATCGTTCTCCCAATGTTCATTCATTTTTATAAAGATAAAGACGTGATATTGCACACGCCTTTAAGTTATTAGACACCAAGGCCCTCCGTCTCTTTTTCTAACTTCAGCATAGACGGACCAGGAATTTCGCCCTCTGTAAATTCTGGGTTCCCCGTTTTTAACGATGCAGCAGATACATATCCTTTTGTTCTTGCTCCATCTTCTGATACCTGAAATGGAATGTTCAATCCGGCCGTATCCCCACCAAAACTCTGCGGTTTAACAATAACTTCTTGCACGTACGCCAGATGATTTGTGGCCTCCGTATCTTCCACAATAACTTCCAACATAAGAGTCTTACAAGAATCCCCTTTTAAACGATCAAAAGCAATTTCTCTGATTTTCGGATAAAGTTTTTTTGCAGGATCTGCATAAAATGGGTCAGCATCCATTGTTGGCTCATAACCATTATCCTTTGTTTTCGTCTGACCCAGGATGTTTTTCAATGTTTCCATATCCGGGTTAAGTTCATTAGACATTTCTTCGATATCATCACCAATAATTTCCCACTCCGCACTTCCCACGACATTTTTAAATGTGGTGTCCAAATAGTGCGCAAGCGCTTCACGATTTAATTTTGCCATGTCTCTTTTCCTTTCTATTTGTTCTTGTAAAATATGTTTCTATATTTCAGCGCAAGGCTTATCACCCAATCCTGCACGTTTCCTTCGCTTGTATTATCCAAATATGCTGGGGTCTGCCTTGTGATCTCTGTTATTTCTCTGTTCTCTGTCAATACCGGGTAATCTTTCAGTTTCTTTACTTCTCTGTCAATGGTAATCGGCTGTTTTTCAAGCCATTTGCCGAGATTGTCCAGAAACTCCTTAATATCAATTTTAGAGTTTTGACTGTCTGCTGATGTTCGGTACACCACATAAAACGGATAGTTGCAAAGCTGATTGACTTTTCCGGTAACAGATTTTGTTTCTGTTGCTATAACTGCCCCAGATATTGGATAGAATGATATTCCGCTTTCTTCTTCCAGAGTGGAGAACTTAATAGATTCCCCTTCTGTCAGCCCCGGAAAGCTGTTTAGTAAGTCCTTAATTGCATTTGTAACAACGTCATATCCGTCTATGTCATACCGTTTCGGTTTATTTTTTGCCTCCTCCGGCAATTCGCTTCACTCCCTTCACCCATGCTATACCGTGTGCGTCCTTTGCTGTATCAAACCAATGCGGTGTAACCTTGGGGTTGCTGTATGTCAGTGGACGTTCTGTAACCACTTTCTTCGCCCCTTTTCTTGCCCACGGAGAGCCAGTCACGGGGTCAACCATAACTTTTCCTTCATAAAGAAATCTGCCCATAGGCGAAGCTGCTGCAACCACTTTCCCGCTCCCTGCCAGCGCCGCACTTTGCAATCGTGTTACATTCACGAAGTTTCCGTCTCTATGCGGCATATACGGCACCATATCCGTCATGATTTGACTATCAAGATAGTATTGAGCACGTTCATACTGTCGTTCAAAACGATTCAAGCTTACATCAACCTTTATGTCTCCTTGCACCAAAGAGAATCCCGGAAAATGGAAGGTCTTACTTGCCATTCTACTTCCCTCCAATTTCAAAATGCGGTATCACTGTATACGGTCCGCCGACCGTAGTTATCAGAAACACATAATCATGCCGCTTGTTGATGTAATCATAAAAGCCGCCGTCTACCCGGTTTGCATAGTCTGAATCCAAAATCGGTGCTTCGGCATATCCCCCTTGCATAAAGAAATCCCCAGAAGCAAAGGTAATACTTCCCGGCAAATCATCATTGGGCTGCTTCTCCCATTCTTTGGGTGGCAG